TACTCTTACTGGTGTCCTATTAGCATAACTACCTTTACCAACAGAGATATTCAAATTACAATCTCCCATATCATTAGCTATTCTCCTTTTAGCTTCTACAAAACTACAGTTCCACATTTGCATTAATAAGTCTATTATACTTCCATGCTCTCTGGTACTATAATCTATAAAGCCAACTTCTTCCCCATTGTTAGAGAATAGACTGAATGATGGTTTATTATCCTTTCTTAGTGGGCTCTTAATCAAACATGGAATAGACTTTATTCCAAGATAATAAGCAGCAATATCTGCTTGTCTTATCTTAGATATATCTATATATTCACTTGATTTAGTGCCCTTACTAATCATAACTACTTATTTAGTTCCAAGGAGAAGAACTTTCAGATGTGCTGAAAGGAAGTTCATCAGTAGGAGCTGCCTCTGTGGTAGGAGTAAATGTAGTTGCTTCTACAGAATACTCATGTACAGGAGCTGCTGAATACTCAGTATTAAGAGTCCTACCATTAGCTGCTGCATTTTGAATCATCTCTTGAAGCTCTTTATCAAGAGTGCTATAGTTATTAGCTGAGTTTCGCAAGAATTTCCTTGTATATACAGCTTGATAAAGTCTTCCAGTTTCTGCATCAGTTCTTACACCAAGCATAATTTTAACCTTATTAGTAGGTTGGAAGCCAAGTGCATCTTTAATCTCAGAGAAGTCTCCTTTGAAGATTTTGTCAAGGCTATCAAACCTACATTCACATTCCTCAGGTTTAACTTTAGTATTGGGGACCATTTTCTTAAGATTGGCATCCCATGTAGTTACACTAGGAATACAAAGATAAGCCTTTACAAACTCCATGAGTTCTTCTTCTCCTACATAAGCAGGCCTATAGTCCTTATCAATGTCAGCAGGACCATTAGAATAAACAGGAATAGCTTTAGCTGCAAGCTCTTCAGCTGTAGCCCATGCAGTCCTACCATACTTATCAATTACTTGAGTTTTACCTGATGTAGCACCTACTCTAGGCCTATTTTGCAAGAACAAAGCCATAGTTACAAGAGGCATTTCAAAGCCTACTTTCTCTGTGTCAGGTTGGAATACAATTTGAATTCTTGCATTACCATACTCATTACCATCACTATCTGTTACTTTACCAAGATAATTAGGAGCTTCATCCAATGTAGTATTAAACAAAGACTCATGTTCTGCTTTATCAGGATTTACTGCTTTAATAAATACAGGAGCTACACCTACATATCTTTTAAACTCCTGAGCTTCTTTTGATTCTGAACCTTTAGCAATTGCCATAGTTGTATATTTTTATTTGTTGTTAATATTAATAAATTGTGTTATTAGCTACTTCTGTAACTTCCTCTTCTTCTACTTCTGATACTGCTTCTTCAGTAGCACTTTGACCTACTGTTTCTTCAACAGGAGGAATGATTGTATCAGGATAAATAAACTCATAACTGGTTTGTTTAATAACATTACCATTCTTATCAAGTTTATCAGTAGCAGTTACTACTTTCTTGATAATGTCTTCAGTACCATAGCCACCAGTCATAGCTTTAGTAGGAGCATCAGTCAGCTCAATAAGGTTAAGTACTTCTGCAAGCTCTGCATCAATTTCTTGCTTTTTAGCTTCAAGTTTGTTCTTCTTTTGAATAAACTGGTCTACATTTTGAGCTGTTCTTTTCAATCTTGCCAGCTCGAATTTTGTGAATTTCTTTTCCATTTTTTGTAATTATTTGTTGTTAATAAATATTTTAGAGGCATCAAATTTTACCTCATTATTTTCATTTGATTCTGCTACAAGTATCTTTTGACCTCTGAGATGAGGACATCTAGCTTCTTTAATGGTATTATCTCCACCCTCAAAAGATACATAAGTTTTATTACCATCTCTATAGATAAGACCTATTGCATCAGCTTCTCCACATATAATATCTGCTGATTTACCAGCTAAGTCTACTGCCATTTCTGACATCTCTTGACCATCTTTTCTGATTTGTTTATCCTTTACATGAGTTACTAAGATTAGTGTCTCACATAGAGGTTTATACATATCAATAAGATACCTTAGAGCCTTACGTAAATAGGTGTAACCCGCTCCATTAGGTAAAGTCCTTACATCAGCCTTAGGGTCAGTAAGTGGCTTCCCTGTCTTAGGGTCTTTAACTGGCATACCTTTGGCATCTTTAAGTAGTCCATAACCCTGTCCCATAGCAGTATTTCTATACATCTCAGCTGCAAGAACAAGACTCATTTCTTCAAGTCTAGTGGCATTATCAATAGTGATAAACCTATAAGGAGCTCTCTTTAGTTCTTTACCTTTTGCTAGAATAGCTGCCTTAATTTCTTCAAGGTCTTTTACACTCCTAGCCTGTACTTTCATTACTGAGAGAGCTCTATAGCCATCTTCCAAATCAATGATAAGATTATCATCAATAGCTGCTACTAATGAGGACTTTCCCTGTTTGGGTCTGCCCATAAGAATTAATAGCTTTGGATTGTAGTTTGTAACTACACTTCTTTCTGTTGGTAATTCAATCATTTTTAAATATATTTGTTACTTTACTCCACATCATCATAAGTGTGGAAATTTTCTTTTTCTTGTTATCCTCCATAAATTTATATACTTTGTACATCTCAGCATGGTCATCTGCTCTAGGTAGCTCTGAGAAAGAAGAAACTGCACCATCAAAGTAGAGAGGACATATGTTGCCATTAGCTCCATAATCTCTATCTTCAAGGATTTCCATAAATCTAATATGGTTCTTGAATTTAGTAATATCATATCCTTCATACTCTGTTAAACCATACTTAAAAGGACTATATAAACCAATTACCATATTAGCATCTCTAGTAGTAGTCTTAGCATCAGCTAAGCCATCTGAAGTTGGTTTAATCCTATTTAGTTTAAATGACTCATTGCCTTCTTTGTCTTGCATATGTTAATATATAGGCTCTTTATCCTATATTTCTTCTTTTTTCAAAGAAGTGTCGGACTATATCTTCACTATAAAGTGTGGGATTCTCGTGTCTCTATTATATTCTACAAAGTAGTTTCAAGAGTTAGTCTCTGAACCTTCAAATAGCTTTTACACTATAAGCTCGGCTGCTGATTGGCATATATCTCTACTTAGCTTTCCAGCAATTCTTCCCATTTATCCAGACCCAATTTATTATTCAATTAATTTATATCTCATTGATTCACATATATAAGGCTTTATTATATTAGTAAATAGTTCTCTACTTTTTGCTAATATATAGATAGTAGGCTTATTTTTCATCATGTTTATAGATGAATGTATGCCAAATTTATCTAATAGAAGTTTCTGTAAAAATATTACATCTTCTATATTAAAACCTTCTGTATGTAAATAGTAAGAACAATTATTTTTAGAACCATCATCCATAAACCATATAGCTAAACTCAATGCTGTAAAATGCTCTTTTATATTTGTAGGTACTACTTTCTTATTATTTGGATACCATAAATCCCTCCAATAATTAAAAGTAATACTTCTAGATATTCTTATATCACATCTACCATTACAAACACAAGTTCTATTTCCAATTACATGAGTAAAAGCTTCAGGATTCTCAGTATAATTAACTTTCAACCCTTCTTTCTCTAACAGAGATTTTAGATATAATGTATATTCCCTCTGTTTATAAGAATGTCCACAAGTAATTGTACTATTTAATATTTTAACTGCCTCACAATTTCTATTATATTTGGTTATAGAAGAATCTCCTAGAAGAGTACCTATTAATATAGATTTTGCTATATCTGTTAAAATAATTGGATGGTTCCTATCAGTATTATTTAATTTCTGTTGAGCTACTCTGTCTCTATAGATTCCTAACTTATTAAAATAATACTGAATTGTTGATTTTGAACATCCTATCTTTTTAGCTATATCTTTATAAGACATTGTAGGATATTCTTTTAATATCTCCTTAATTTGTTCTTCTGTATTCATAATTTTTTTCTATAGGTATTAATTATGATACAAAGATAATAAATAAAATTGAATTATGCAAACGTAAAGCCTGGTGCTGAATCATTACTATAGTATATTTTAGTTGGTCTCTAAGAGTAATAAAATACTTTGACATCTTTTCTATAGTTTCCCTTTTACTTAGACCACTTTCTTGAGATAAATTAGAGGCATTATCAAGTATCACTATTCTATACTCTTCTGAATCATTAGGAGTATAAGGATTAACAGTATCTACTATCTTTTTGTCTTCTAACTCTCCTGTAATTGGATGTGGTACTTTAATAGTCTTAAAGTTAAGATGTCCATTCTCTAAGGCTACTTCTCTACATTTCTTGTTTATCCCAGTTGGATTTCTAATGTCATCAATATAAGTAACTACTTCATTGAATTTTCTAATATACATTTGATACTTCTCAGTTTCTAATAGACTAAGTACTTCTTCAGATACAGGATGGTCTTTATCAGTACTTTCAATATCTGCATTAGTGTATCTAAGATTATCAAGTCTATATAATAAGTGACAAAGAAACTCTATATATTTCTTTCTTGGGCTCTCTTCAAGGCAGAAATATAATATCTTCAATCTAACCTCAGGATGTTTTATAATAAAATCTATAGCTTCATATACATATACAAAGTCACAGAATTTAGTTTTACCTACCTTTTGGTTAGCTGTACATATTATATACCTTCCCATTTGAGTTCCTGGAAATAATGTACGGAACCTTGGAAATGGCCAGGGAATACAGTTATATAAGCCACTTATGGCTCTTTCTCTTTTATCTTTTAAATAAGATAGTACTTCTTCAAAATAACTCATACCATTGTAGACATCCAATCATCTTTAAGTGACTTCTCATGTCCTTCATTCTCTATATATGCAGCAAGGTCTGAAACTTCTTCAATATATCCAACACCTTCAGAATCTACCTTCTTTTCATTCTTGCATATAAAGTATTTAAGTACTCTCATAAACTGGTATCTTCCATTAAAAGAACTAACATATCTCTGTGTAGCAGATATTAATTGTTCATCAGTGTACTTATTACCATAGAGCTTAAAGAACTTCTGTAGTTTAAGAGTAACATCTCTTATGTTTCCTCTCCAATATTGACAAGTACCTTCCTTTCTACCTTCTGGGAAGCATTCCATAAGGGATTTAGCTAGTTTATTCAGCCTTTCTCCTTTTGGAACACTTTCATCAGCAGTAAGCAAGGCACTATCACAAAGGTCATTCCATCGCTGAGTTACTAGTAGAGTTTTACCCATAAGGGTATGTTCCTCTACTAGTACTTGTTTCTCCTTCATGTCCTTTACAAGCTCTTCTATACTTGCTCCAGTTCTTACAAGGAGAATCATTAGAGTCTCAGCAACAGATAGATTAACCTTTTTGCAGGCATCCTCATCTATTGTAAACTTCATATTTCTATTTCTTCTATTTTACTGATTGTAGTAACTAAGTCAGGATTGTAATCCTCAAGCATAATCTGAACTAACTCTACCTCTCTTGTATCCTGATAATAAGGAACAATGATAACAGGTTTAGGGTGTCTCAATAATCTACCCATCCTCTGTTTGATGATAGCTTCAGAACTGTTGAGGTTAGCATAGATGCCTACCTGACAATTAACAAGGTTCATACCCTCATTAAGCATATTGCAGGCTGTAATGTGGTCAATCTTACCACTATTAAAGTCCTCCAGGTATTGCACTGAATCAGCATTCTTGCTATTAATGCAATACTCACCGAGCAACTCTGTTTGCTCTATGCTATTACAGAATGTTAATGTCCTGTACTTAGTAAGAGTGGGGAGAAGTTGGTGCATATACTTGACTTTCTTATCACTTAACCACTTGAGTCTGTCTGCACACACTCTGAGCCACTTGTTCTTAGCTATTGGACTCTTTGTTCTAAGGTATGTCTTCTTCCAATACTCTATCTGACCACAAAGGTCACAGTAGTATTGTTGTTCAGTACAATAAATCCTTACTGGATGAGTCTTTTGCTTAATGTAATTCCATCTTTCAGCCCAGCTGCACTCATAGGCTCTACCTTTAGCCTTAGGATTTTTCCATATAGACTCAGTAGGCAAATCAGTTCTAAGCTTAAGAGGCCACAAGTAAACTCTTGGGTCAGGTAATATATCTTCATCAATGACATCTCTAAGGTCTCTCTTATATGACACTAAGTCATTAAACAGACCATTGAGTTCATCTTTGAGATTCTTGGTTACAGTAGCAGAGCATAACACAGCATGCTTGATTTCAAAGTCCTGTAGAACCTCTCTGCATCTCTCTGACAAATGATGACACTCATCAAAGATTACAAAGTCCCACTTCTTTTGCATCTTAGGGAATGATACATAGGTTGTGTACATTAAGCTGAGTTGGCAATCAGGCCACCACTTTATTATCTCCTCATGCCAATTTGCTTTATGTACATTCCTAGGCACTACTATAAGCA